CGGTGGTACAGATTACTGGTCTATGGTTACACGTAAGTTCATTGAAGCCGGAGGCGAGAAGAAAACAGGTATGAGCATTAATGAATTTGCACAACAGTATTTTCCTAAAATGGCAAAAGGTGGCAGAATAGGATATAGTGAAGGTTCACCAGATACAGTGGAGCTTAGAAAAAGAGTTGAAGAGTTAATGGACGACGGAGAAACTTTTGGAGATGCAGTTAAAATAGCAGTGAAAGAATTAGAAAATGGTTAGAAGATTAACCACTACTGTGCCCCCGGAATCCGGGCCCCAGAGTCAAGGCTTGAATATTTCTTATAATACTGTTAATACTATCGAACATACGGAGAAAATAAATGGCAGAAGACAATATAGACAAGGCTCTTCCAAACGAGCCAAGAAAAGAATTTGAAATACCTGGTGAAGAACAGATTCAAGAAATTTTAGAAGAAAAAGTTTCTAGAGAACAAGAGTCGCCAGATGATGTAGAAGTCGTTGAGAATGAAGATGGCTCCGTTGATATTAATTTAGATCCAGCTGCTGCTTCACCTGAAGGTGGAGATGAGCATTATGCAAACTTAGCAGAATTTTTACCTGATGATGTACTTGGAAGATTAGCATCAGATTTAAGTTCGAAGTATATGGATTATACTTCTTCAAGAAAAGAATGGGAAAAAACTTATACTCAAGGTTTAGATTTATTAGGTTTCAAATACGATCAAAGAACAGAACCGTTTCAAGGTGCATCTGGTGCAACACATCCAGTTTTAGCAGAAGCAGTTACTCAGTTTCAAGCATTAGCGTATAAAGAATTATTACCGGCAGATGGTCCCGTTAGAACTCAAACAATAGGTATCTCTACTCCAGAAAAAACTCAACAAGCTGAAAGAGTAAAAGATTTCATGAACTATGAAATTATGGAAAAGATGAAAGAGTATGAACCTGAGTTTGATCAGATGTTATTTAATTTACCATTAGCAGGTTCTGCTTTTAAAAAAGTTTACTATGACGAAATGGAACAAAGAGCAGTTTCTAAATTTGTTCCAGCAGATGATTTAATTGTTCCGTACACAGCTACCTCATTAGATGATGCGGAAGCAATTATTCATCGAATAAAAATTTCAGAAAATGATTTAAGAAAACAACAGGTCGCAGGTTTTTATAGAGATATTGAATTAACTGGTAGCGAAGATAATGAAACTGATGTTGAGAAAAAAGAGAGAGAATTAGAAGGCACACAGAAAACTGGAAATGAAGATGTCTATACACTATTAGAATGTCATATTGATTTAGACCTAGAAGGTTTTGAAGATAAAAATGAAGAGACAGGTGAACCATCAGAAATTAAGATTCCTTACATTGTAACTTTAGAAGAAGGATCACGTGAGATTTTATCTATTAAAAGAAACTATGAAATAGGAGATACAAAGAAAAGTAAAATACAATACTTTGTTCACTTTAAATTTTTACCAGGTTTAGGTTTTTATGGTTTTGGTTTAATCCATATGATTGGTGGATTATCAAGAACTGCAACTTCTGCATTAAGACAATTATTGGATGCTGGAACTTTATCTAATTTACCTGCTGGATTTAAAATGCGTGGTATTAGAATTAGAGATGATGCACAGTCTATTCAACCTGGAGAGTTTAGAGATGTAGATGCTCCTGGTGGAAATTTAAGAGATTCATTTATGATGTTACCATTTAAAGAACCTTCTCAAACGTTATTAAGTTTGATGGGTATTGTAGTTCAAGCAGGTCAAAGATTTGCATCGATTGCAGATTTACAAGTTGGTGATGGCAATCAACAAGCAGCAGTTGGAACAACAGTTGCATTATTAGAACGTGGTTCAAGAACTATGTCTGCTATACACAAAAGAATTTACTCAGCTCTTAAAAATGAATTTAGAATTATGGCTAGAGTATTCAAATTATATCTACCACAAGAATATCCGTATGATGTCGTTGGGGGTCAAAGAATGATTAAACAAGCAGACTTTGATGATAGAGTAGATATATTGCCAGTTGCCGACCCTAACATATTTTCTCAAACACAGCGTATCTCACTTGCGCAAACGGAATTGCAGCTGGCACAATCTAATCCACAGATGCACAACATGTATGCTGCATATAGAAATATGTATGAAGCATTAGGTATAAAAAACATTGATCAAGTTTTAGTTAAACCACAACAACCAATGCCTAAAGATCCAGCGTTAGAACATATTGATGCTTTAGGTGGTCAGTCTTTTCAAGCGTTCCCTGGTCAAGATCATAGAGCACATATGACTGCACATTTAAATTTTATGGCAACTAACATTGCTAGAAACAATCCAATGGTAATGGCATCATTAGAAAAAAATATTTTTGAACACATTTCTTTAATGGCTCAAGAACAAGTTGAAGTAGAATTTAGAGATGAGTTAGTGCAATTACAACAAATGCAAATGATGATGCAACAGAATCCACAAATGGCTCAACAGATGCAGATGCAAGTAAAAATGTTAACAGAAAAAATTGAATCTAGAAAAGCTGTTTTAATCGCTGAGATGATGGAAGAGTTTATGAACGAAGAAAAGAAAATTACTTCACAATTTGACAATGATCCAATTGCTAAATTAAGAGCAAGAGAATTAGATCTTAAAGCAATGGAGAATGAACGTAAAAAAGAAGAAGCTGAAGAGAGAATTAATCTAGATAAGATGAAAGCTATGATGAATCAATCAAATCAAGACGAAAAACTTGAACAGAATGAACAATTAGCAAATTTAAGAGCAGATACTTCTATTCAAAAAACAATTTTAAGCAAAACTATCCCAAATGCTAAGGATATGATGCCAAATATAAAAATAATGCGTGGAGGCAATTATTAATATGAGAAAAAAAATGACAAAATCAGAAAAAAAGGTTAAAAAGGTGATGAGGGAATTCAAAAAAGGTGAATTACCTATAGGTAAGTCAAAGAAAAAAGTTAAATCGCGTAAACAAGCTATTGCGATTGCTTTATCCGAGGCTGGAAAATCAAAAACAAGGAGATAAGATGAAAAAGTATAATGATATTTGTGGAAAAATTGTAGATATTCCATCAGAAGACAAAATGAATATTGAAATTGACCCAAGATCAAAAACAACTGCTGATAGATCATATAATGCAATCGCAGTTCCTGAAGAAGTTGAAGTAAGAGGAACTAAAAGAATGCTAAAAGAGAAATCTAAAAAAGCTAAGTGGATCTAACACCATGTTTCCGTGGAGTCTCATAGGCACTGCGCTTAAAACAGGTGCTGAAATTTATCAGAACAAGAAAAAATCTGAGATCATAATGTCAGAGGCACAAATCGTGCATGCTGAAAAGATGAAACGCGGAGAGATCGAGTACAGTGGACAGATTGCTCAAAATCAAAAAGGCGACTGGAAGGACGAATTCGTACTTTTAGTATTGACATCCCCTCTGGCTATTTTATTTTATTCCGTATTTGCTGAAGACGAAGAGATACAAGCTAAACTAGATTTATATTTTCAAAAGCTTCAGGAAATGCCCTGGTGGATAGTTTCACTTTGGGTAAGTGTTGTTGCGGCGATTTATGGAATCAAAGCAACAGATTTAATTAAAACTAATGGGAGTAAAAAATAATGAATAAAAAAGCAAGAGGAGCAAATTCATGAGAAACTATTATAATAAAGGTGGGCCAACTTTAACTAAAGCACAAAAGACTTTACCTGCTGCGTTAAAGAAAAAAATTATGGCTTCTAAAATGAAGAAAAAAGAAAAGTCACCAATTGCTAAATTGGTAAGAGAAGCATAATGGCAAATAGAAGATACAATACACAAGTAGCTAATGATAGAGCATGTATGTCTAAAGGTGAATCAACTTCTAAATATCATACTACTAAAGAAGGTAAAAAAGCTAAAAAAGGTTTATGGTATAATATTGCTATGAAAAGAAAACGTGGTGAGAAGATGAGAAAAAAAGGTGAGAAAGGTGCACCTACAGAAGTTGCTATTAAAAAATCACAATCATAAAAATGAGAAGATATTTTCAAAAAGGATCACCTGAAATTTTTGATCAATTGGAACAAAATGTTCCTTATCCAAAAGCACATAAAAATGGTGTACTTAGTGCATCGTATCCAAGAGAAAAATTAGCTAGAGGAAGTAAATCTCCTGCATGGCAAAGAAAAGAAGGCAAGTCTGCATCCGGAGGCCTGAACCGAAAAGGCGTTGCATCTTATAGAGCAGCGAATCCGGGATCAAAATTAAAAACAGCAGTTACTACTAAACCATCAAAATTAAAAGCAGGTTCTAAAGCTGCAAAACGTAGAAAGAGTTTTTGTGCGAGAATGTCCGGAATGAAGAAAAGATTGACTTCAGCTAAGACTGCAAGAGACCCTAATTCAAGAATCAATAAGTCACTTAGAAAGTGGAATTGCTAATGTTCGATAAATTTATGTACAAAGTTTTAGGAAAACTTGACTTTCTATTTGATAACATTATACCTAGTACATATGAGAGACTCAAAAAAATTAGAATCTTTTCTAGAAGAAAAAAAACTAAAAGATAAACAATTAGATTTGCTTCGAAACCTTAAAACGGAAGTAGAAACAGGTGCTAATGGTACACAAAAATACGTAATTAAGAAAGGTATAAATAAAGGTAAAATAGCTGATGTTAAATGAAGAACTAACTATATTAAATAAAGTACAAAAACATTTAAAAGAATCTTATCAAAATATTGGAGATGCCATGATTGCTGGTGGTATTGACAATATGGAAAAATACAAGTATATGATGGGACAGGCACATGCCTATTTAAGAATATCACAGGAAATCTCTAACCTGCTAGAACCTAAGGAGCGAAAAAATGATATTGAAAGACCAGAAAACGTCGTCGACTTTGGAAGTCCCAAAAGTTAAATCGGCACTATTAGATAAGTACGAAGATGAACATCAAAAAGAAGTTGATGGTTATGAACGTATAAAGACAAAAGAATCAGATAAATTACCTAAACCAACTGGATGGAGATTAGTTGTACTTCCTTTTAAAATGAAGGAACGAACTAAAGGTGGATTAATTCTAGGACAAGATACTTTAGAAAGACAACAAGTCGGATCGACTTGTGGTTTAGTTCTTGCGATGGGTCCACATTGTTATGACAAAGAAAAATTTCCTGAAGGTCCTTGGTGTAAAAAAGGCGATTGGGTAATTTTTGCAAGATATGCTGGATCAAGAATTCAGATAGATGGTGGGGAAGTAAGAATGCTAAATGATGATGAAGTTTTAGCAACCATCGATAACCCCGAAGATATAGTTCATCAATTTTAACATAGTAACACTAGGAGGAAAACTATGCCTGATATAGAAGAAAATAAAACTGTCGATATCGATACATCTGGTCCAGGTGCTGAAGTTGAATTAGAAAATCAACAAGAAGAAAACACTTCCCCAGAAATAGAAACTGAAGATACAGAACAGGAAAAAGTTGAAGTTGTAGAAACTAAAACTGAAGAAGAACCTGTTGAAAAAAAAGAAGATGAGCTAAAAGAATATTCTGATAGCGTTCAGAAAAGAATAGCCAAGCTTACTAAAAAATGGCGAGAGGCTGAGAGACAAAAAGATGAAGCTCTAACTTATGCTCAAAAAGTTATGGAGGATAAGAAAAGAGTAGATGAAAAAATCTCGAAGCTAGAACCAGGATTCATGAGGTCTACTGAAGAATCTATTAAATCTGGATTAGAATCTGCTAAAGCTCAATTGAGTAAAGCTAGAGAAGCCGGAGATATTGAAGCTGAAGTAGCTGCTCAAACTCAAATTTCTGAATTGGCTTATAAACAAGCTAGATTTTTAGAGACTAAAGCTTCTCAAGAAGAGATTGCTAAATCTAGAGAAACAGAAGTTAAAACACCTGAAATCAATTTAAATAGACAAACAGCGGCACAAGGAACACCGGATCCTAAAGCTGAATCATGGGCTGAAAAGAATTCATGGTTTGGACAAGATACGGCAATGACTTATACTGCTTTTGATCTACATAAAAAATTGACCGAACAGGAAGGTTTTGACCCTTCAAGTGACGAATATTATGTTGAAATTGATAAAAGAATAAGACTTGAATTTCCGCATAAATTTGCTACAACTGAGGTTAAGGAAACGATCAAGCCTGTACAAACTGTTGCTTCGGCAAAAAGAAGTACAAAATCTGGTCGCAGAACTGTGAGGCTCACACCATCACAAGTAGCAATAGCTAAAAAATTAGGTGTGCCACTAGAAGAATATGCGAAACAATTAAATATCACGAAGGAGGTATAGCATATGAGTAATGAAGAAAATAACAGAACTTCCCGTGCGAGTCAGACTAGAGAAAAAACATCTCATAAAAAAGTTTGGACTCCACCATCATCTTTAGATGCACCACCTGCGCCTACAGGTTTTCAACATAGGTGGATAAGAGTAGAATCTATGGGATTCCAGGATACTAAAAATTTAGCTGGAAGACTTAGATCAGGATACGAATTAGTGAGAGCTGATGAATATCCAGACACTGATTATCCAATAGTTGAAGATGGCAAATACGCAGGAGTAATCGGAGTTGGTGGCCTTGTGCTGGCAAGGGTACCCGAAGAGATCGCAAAACAACGTACTGACTATTATGTTAAACAAGGTCAAGACAACGTTGAGGCAGTAGATAACGATCTTATGAAGGAACAGCACCCAAGTATGCCGATCAATATTGATCGACAGACACGTGTAACCTTCGGTGGCTCAAAGAAATCTTAAAAAATTCTTAATCCATCAAAGGATAAACTAAACTAAAATGTCTATAAGGAGGACACAACTATGGCAAATACAGACGCCGCTTTCGGATTGAAAGCAATAGGAAAAGTTGGTCAGAATAGAGACAACCAAGGTTTATCCGAATATTCAATTGCTGCAAGTACAGCAGTTATCTATAACAGTGACCCAGTTGCATTAGATGCAGATGGTGAACTTGTTAGAGGTACAGCTGGTGCAACCAATTATTTATTAGGTAGCCTTAATGGTGTCTATTATACTGACGCATCATCAAGCAAACCGACATGGGCTAATCACTTAGCTGCATCTAACACTGCGACAGACATTGTTGGATTCGTAAGTGACGACCCTTATGAAAGGTTTGAAATACAATCAGCAGGAACAGTTGCCCAAACAAATATTGGTAATTGCGCTGCAGTTGTATTAGGAGCTGGAGTAGCACCTAACTGGGTTTCTAAAGCAGAAATCAATGGGACTATGGCTAATACAGCATCACAATTAAAAATTCTTGGATTAGCTAAGGATGAAGGAAATGAATTTGGAGCAAACGCAAACGTTGTTGTAATCATTTCTCAACATCAGTTAAAACAAGAAGCCGGAATATAATAAATAGAGGAGAATAACTATGGCAATAAGTAGAGGACAACTAGTTAAAGAACTAGAACCAGGTTTGAATGCTCTATTCGGCTTGGAATATAAACGTTATGAGAATCAGCATGCTGAAATCTACACTAGCGAATCTTCAGACAGAGCGTTTGAAGAAGAAGTTATGTTATCAGGTTTTGCGAATGCTCAGGTTAAACCCGAAGGATCAGGTGTAACTTTTGACAATGCTCAAGAGACTTACACTGCAAGATATACACACGAAACTGTGGCTCTTGCTTTCGCAATAACTGAAGAAGCAATCGAAGACAACTTGTATGACAGACTTGCTAGTAGATATACTAAAGCATTAGCTAGATCTATGGCGAACACAAAACAAGTAAAAGCTGTTAATCCATTAATTAATGGATTCGGTACATTCACTTCTGGTGATGGTTCTGCATTATTTGCAACTAACCACCCAACAGTTAGTGGAACTGTATCAAACACTTTAGCTGTACCAGCTGACTTGAATGAAACTTCACTAGAGCAATCTTTAATCGATATTGCTGCAATGACAGACGAAAGAGGTCTAAAAATTGCTGCAAGAGGTGTTAAAATGATTGTTCCACCTGAACTTCAATTCACAGCTGAGAGATTGATGAAATCTCAAGGTAGAGTCGGAACAGCTGATAATGATATCAATGCAATCGTTTCTATGGGAATGGTTCCTCAAGGTTATAGAGTGAACAATTTCTTAACAGATCCAGATGCATTCTACATTATCACAGACGTGCCTAACGGTATGAAGTACTTTGATAGATCACCTATCAAAACTTCTATGGAAGGTGACTTCGATACTGGTAACGTAAGATACAAAGCTAGAGAAAGATACTCTTTTGGAGTTTCTGACTTTAGAGGTATTTTTGCATCACCAGGTGCATAATAATTAGAAATTTTGAGGCGGGACACAATCCCGCCTCATTTTTAATATAGAAAGAAAAAACGATGAATAAATATATTATAAAAATATTTACAAAAAAACTTCAAACTGAATTTGAAATTGAAAGTGATAAAGAAATAAATAATGCGGACGAGCTAAATAAACCCATTATTGACTTCTTGGGAAAATCTGATATAAAATGGGAACAAAATGATTTACAGTACCACGGTGCTGGAAGTGATTTTTATATAACCTATGAGGAGGTTAAACATGGCTCAGGACAACATGGTACTGTTCGCGAAGAAACTGAAACTCGAATCTAGATGGAACGAGTTGTTTCTTGAAAATAAAGGACAGATAACACCCGAAATGTCTGTTTTAGGTGATGAGATCAAAAGAGTAATTAGATCCATTATTCGAGAACAAGAAGCTCAAGTTCATACCAATGAAAAAGATTACGAAGTACATCTTTTCGCTGGTTAATTAAACTTGATAAATCGCTGTAAATAGAGTTTTTCCATAGGGATTTCTTGCACTTTTTTATAATTTCATATATAAATTAAACACTATACATAAATTAAATTAAATGTAGACGCGTATAGTCGACGACCTAGAGACTACATTTAAAAAACTAGGAGAAAAATAAAATGGCAAACACAACTTTTTCAGGTCCAGTAAAATCAGATAATGGTTTCATTGCACCTTCATATACTTTAGTAGAAGCAGCGGCGATCAGTTCACCAGCAACTGGTTTAGTTATCTACGTTTCAGATGCAACGGGTTCAGGAGTTACTGGATCACTTTGTTTCTACAACGGATCTGACTTTATCGACGTTACTACTGGTATAGCAGTAGCATAAATAATTATAGAGCTCCTTCGGGAGCTCTTAAAACTTAGGAGTTTAAAATATGAAATCAGATGTAAAAGCAGTTAGAGTTACAGGCCCAGGTTCTGTATTCGCTGGAAGAACAAGATTAAGAGGAATTATTCTTGCTAATAGTACAGCTGGTGCTGGTACAATAACTTTACAAGATGGAAATGCTGTTACACAATTCGTAGGAGATTGTCCAACTGGAGATGTATTCTCTTTCAATATTCCTGAAGATGGAATTTTATTTGAAAATGGAATGACAGTTTCTGCATATTCAGGTTTGACAGCGGCTACAATATTATTAGACAAGTAGGAGGTCTAAATGGCTAATACTACTTCGGGTACAACTACATTCGAGAAAGGTTTTTCTATATCAGATATTATAGAAGAAGCTTATGAAAGAATCGGAATACAAGGTGTATCAGGTTATCAATTAAAAGGTGCAAGACGTTCTTTAAACATAATGTTTCAAGAATGGGGTAATAGAGGTTTGCATTATTGGGAAGTAGGAAATAATTCAATTACATTAGTAGATGGTCAATCAGTTTATACTATGTATAGATCAACTTCTGATGGCACTTCAAATGCAACAGCTATTTATGGTGTAGATGATATTTTAGAAGCTTCTTATAGAAATGCTTCAAGTGTAGATACACCTCTTACAAAAATTAACAGATCAACTTATCAAGCATTTTCAAATAAAACTTCTGAAGGTCAACCTACTCAATACTTTGTACAAAGATTTATAGATAGAGTAACTATTACTTTATATTTAACACCTGGTTCTTCTGAAGCCGGAAACTTTATTAATTACTACTATGTAAAAAGGATTCAGGATTCAGGAGCTTATACAAATGATGCAGATGTTCCATATAGATTCGTACCTTGTATGGTATCTGGATTAGCATATTATTTATCAATTAAATTTGCTCCAGAAAGAGCACAAATGTTAAAAATGTTATATGAAGATGAATTGAATAGAGCTTTAACTGAAGATGGTTCTTCATCAAGTTCTTTTATAACTCCAAAAACTTATTATCCAAATGTCTAAATTATCTAGAGGAAAATATGCACAAGCAATATCAGATCGATCTGGAATGGCGTTTCCTTATAATGAAATGGTTAAAGAATGGAATGGTTCCCTGGTGCATGTTTCCGAATTCGAGGCTAAACAGCCACAGTTAGAACCAACAAGATTTACCGGTGATCCACAAGGATTGATGAATGCAAGACCGGCAAGAGTAGAACCTGCTACAGAAAATTTATTACCTGGTAATCCATTTAGTTTTACTTTAGGGTCTGCAGTAGTGACTGTTACAGAAACAAATCATGGTAGAAGTAATGGTAGTACCGTTTGTTTTAGAAATGTTGATGGAAGTCCTGGAGGATTAGCATATACAGTGATTGAAAACGCTGCAGGATTTGTTATAACAGTTATTAATACTAATAGTTATAGTTTTAATTGTGGAAGCAATGCAACTGTAACGGAAAAATCAGGAGGAATGTCTGCGACAGCTGGTCCAGTTACATTAACACCATAATGGCATATACTTTAACAAATTTACAAGATGATATTAGAAACTACACTGAAGTAGATAGTTCAGTTTTAAACACTGGTATTTTAAATACAATTATTAAAAACTCTGAGAATAGAATTTATAGAGACGCTGATTCTGATGATAACAGATTTTATGCTACATCAAATCTACAAGCTGGAAATAGATATGTTACTATTCCATCTGATTTAAGATTTATTAGATATGCACAATTAACTGATGCATCAGGTAATCAAGTATTTTTAGAAAAAAGAGATACATCATTTATGGCTGAATATTATAATACACCTGGAACTCAATCAGGACTTCCTAAGTATTATGGTAATTGGGACGCTAATTATTGGGTAGTATCACCTACTCCAGATAGCACTTATTTAATTACATTAGCTTATACTAAGCAACCTACTAGCTTAACAGATTCTTCTGTTAGTGCTTCAGGAACTTATCTATCAAACAAATATCAGGATTTACTTTTGTATGGATGTCTGGTAGAAGCATATGGATACTTGAAAGGTCCTGCAGATATGTTACAATACTATGAAGGATCTTTTCAAAGAGCTTTACAATCGTACGCGATCGAACAACAAGGTCGTAGACGCCGGGATGAATGGCAAGATGGGGCCATTCGTACTCCACTTAAATCTGAATCACCATCAAAATACTAAGGAGATAAAACATGGCAAATATAGTACCTGACTCTTTTAAAACAGACCTACTTGGTGGAGTGTTTGATTTTGATTCTGGTGGATCAACTTTCAAATTAGCACTTTATACATCATTGGCTGGTTTCAGTACTGCCACAACAGCGTATACAACTACTAACGAAGTTCTTTCGGCTGGTACAAACTATACTGCAGGTGGTAATACTTTAACTAATAATGGTGTAGCAATATCAAGTAACATTGCATATGTTGACTTTGCAGATTTAACTTTTTCATCTGTAACTTTAACAGCAGTAGGCGCTCTGATTTATAAAGGAACTTCTAATGAAGCAGTATTAGTTTTAGATTTCGGCGGATCAAAAACTGCAACGAACGGTGACTTCGTTATTCAGTTTCCAACTGCTGATTCATCTAATGCAATCATTAGACTTGGCGACGCGTAATAATTTGGAGTAATTAAATGGCGTTAGTAGTAAATGATAGAGTAAAAGAAACTAGTGTAACTACTGGTACGGGTTCGTTCACTTTGGACGGAGCTGTTTCAGGCTTTGAAACTTTTTCATCTGCAATTGGAAATACAAATACAACGTATTATGCAATTGTTGTACAAGGTGGATCAGATTTTGAAGTAGGAATTGGAACAGTTGGTGCTGGTACTTTATCCAGAGATACTGTACTTTCATCTTCTAACAGTGATGCATTAGTAAATTTTTCTTCAGGTACAACAAAAGACGTATTCTGTACATTACCAGCTAGTAAAGCGGTATATAAGAATGCATCAGATGTAATA